GGTGTGCCAGCAATGGCGGCCTGTATGCCTGGACCAGATGAAAAATTTATAACGCCATAATAGTCAGTGGAAAAGTTGAAATCATCATATGTGCCTGTAATTTTTTGTGGCACTTGGAATTCATCTACTAGTGCAAAATGGTCAGGATTCAAAGGACATCGTGGATGTGGTCTTAACACTATGGGTCTTTTGTGTATTGAGTGTGAAGAATTAATCATGGCCTGTAACCATTGTTCATATGATATACCCAGTGATTCAAGTTGTAGAGAATCTATGTGTTGGGCACAAATTAGTATGCGTTCTCCTGTTTTAGGTTGTCCTAGAGTGACACCTAACTTTCGAGGTCTGTCTGAGTCTAAGTTTTCAGTCCAACCTAGTCCGCCATCTGATGTGATATGATTGACTGCAATCTTCCAGGTGAAGTTTCTCTTAAGAGCACCCACTTCAATTATGATGACTGGTTTGTTTTGATTACGATAATGTCTGTACACTCCTTGATTGGCTCGCATACGACCTGCCCATAGACATGACCATATCACAGCCACATCTGCATCCATGGAGTCTTGCACTGTGTGGTAATGTTGTTTAGCAGATTCAATAAAAGCACCCATGACAGGTTTGGAGTTCATGGCCGCTTGTTGTGGAAAGTAACTCAGTGTTTTCATAGCTGATAACTATTTACTATGCAATACCAACTGATTACAACTTTCAATCAAGCAGGATATCTCAAGTATGGTGCTACTATGATTGATACATTTTCTCGTAATTTATTAAGACCAAACATACGCCTCACAGTGTATGCAGAAGCCTGTGTACCAGACTTGGCTGATCATTGTAGTGTTAGAAACATTCCAGGAGATTGCAAAGAACTACAAGCCTTTTTAGACAGACACAAAAATAATGATCTAGCACATGGCAGAGCTGGACCACCAGAAGTATATAATCCAAACAAACAATTTCGCTGGGACGCAGTAAGATTTTGTTGGAAAGTGTTTGCCACTAAAATGGCCTTTCAAGAATACTCTCCAGACTGGTTGATATGGGTTGATGCAGATACACTGTGTCATACCAAGACTCCAGACGACTTTATGTCACAAGTTTGCATCAATGATCAAGACATTACATATCTTGGCAGAGGTGAAAGATATCATCCTGAGTGTGGTTGGGTAGCATACAATCTCAAACGAGGCAATGCACAAAGATTTATAACCAGATTTGTTGACTTGTATGAAAAAGATGCTATATTTAACTTGCCTGAATGGCATGATTCATATGTGTGGGGTCATCTAAAAAAACAAATGCCTGATATTAAATTTTATAATCTCAATCCCAAACCTGATTTGAAAGGTTTTGCTGGACATCCTTTTATCAATTCACCATTGGGTGCTTATATGGATCACATGAAAGGCAAACGAAAGGATCAAGGACATTCTGATGCATTAGATATTGCCACACATCATAATAACAAATACTGGAATCAGATCCGGCATAGTCAAAGAAAATATTTAAGGATAAAGAAAAATGTTACTGATTAGAATCACTGAAGACAGATTGTATTGGTTAAAAGGAGATCCTGTGAGACCTAAAATACCTTTGGAAATGAGAGTCAAAGATCATATGACTTCATGGGCATCATTAGATGCATTACAGAAGTATGCTGATCCACCACTAGCAGTAGTCTGTACTGCATTGTCAGAAGGTGTGCCTAAAACAGAAAGACAGTTGTACAAAATACCAAAGAATCCTGATCATGTAATTTATTACACAGTATGGTCCAACGGGAAGACCAAAGGAGCAGGCAGAGATATTATTACTTCAGCATTGGATTCTATGAAGTTAATGCACCCGGGATTTGGTCATGTCACACTGTCACCTAAAACACAAATGGCCAGAAGATTTCATTTGAAAAATGGTGCTACTGAATGGCGTGTCAATTCATCCACTGTAAACTTTAGATATGTATAACAAACACGGTTGGTATTTTCCAGACTACGATACTCACTTTGCTGAAATGCTGGACAAAAACATTGCCAAAGGCAATCAGCCTGTGTATCAACAACCTGTAAGAAAACGCAGTTTTACATATCTCAAAAACAATAACTTTGCAATTGATGTAGGTGCCAATGTAGGTCTATGGACCAAGGACATGTCTGAAGAGTTTACTTTTGTATGGGCTATAGAGCCTGTAGAAGACTTTAGACAGTGTTTACAAAAAAACATATTCAATAATAATGTTGATATCAAACCGTTTGCTCTAGGTGCCGAAAACACTGTTATAGACATGATTATAACTGAAGAAAACACTGGCCACAGTCATGTAGACATTGATTCATTAGGCAAAGGCACAATACCAATGCACAGATTAGATGACCTAAATATTCCGCCTTTGGATTACATAAAGATTGACTGTGAAGGATATGAATTGAATGTGTTAAAAGGTGCTGAGCAAACTATTAAAAAACATAAACCAATCATTGTGATAGAACAAAAGTTTCACAAAGATGTAGGGCATGTTGATGATGGAGAAGCAGTGACTCTACTTAGATCATTTGGAGCAAGACAACTAGACAAAGTTCGCAACGACCTAATCTTTGGTTGGTAATCACATATACTGTTGAAACTTATTAATAATCAAACCTTGACGACTTTCTTCATCTGACCAATGACATGCGGCCAGATCATACAACCATTGCATTCGTTGAGGCATCTTGGGATTCTCTATATCATCAATATTTGTATTAGCAATCTTGTGTGTTACTGCATCAGAATCTGATACAAACACAGGAATACCTTTCAATGCCGCGGCCACTGAACTGGATGAATTAAAAAATACAGAAGCATGAGCATTTTGTAAATCTTCCATCAGTGTAGTGCCATTGCTCACATATACATCAGGCCATTTCATCATTCTACGCAGATCCATCTTGAATTTTGGATGTTCTCTGATCAAAATTGGTCGTTTAGTTTTTTTTCTAATTTTTTTAACTGTGGTCCTAGCCCAGTCTTCTAAATTAGCGGCCTTCATGTTCCATCCACCATCTCTCTGCAAACATAACAATATGTGTGCTCCTTCAACATTACGCCATGCTCTCATTGACAATCCTAAATCTTTTGATATCACTCTCCATTTGTCTTCCGAGGATGAGTTGTTGGCATACTCTGATTGATCATACCATACACCATTCAATGAATATCTTAAAAATTTATTGTTTACATCTGCCCATTTAAAACAAGAACCATCAATAGGCATTACATGATTACCAGTAGCAATAGCATTGTCTATCACTGCTTTTCTCAAATGTATATGTGGTCCTTTGAACACTTTGCCGTACCAACCGATAATTACGGACAGTCTGGCAGGCACTACAGACTGTACAGTTTGTTCACACACATTCATACCAAGATGTCTGGCACCTTCAGCAAAAGCTCTCATGACCTGTACTTTACGATCTCTGTCTGCAATCCTAGGCAAACAAGAATAGTACACTGCTACATCATACATCGTGATACTCCTTGATTATATTCCAGGCAGTACCATCAAATATTTCTTCTGTGCGGAATTGTGAATAACTTAATCTGCATAGCCAATTACCTATTTCTCCTGTGTACAAATGATTAATATCATTGACTCTACCTTTAGTAACTTGATTAGATATGTGTTGCCCTGTGTTAATCACAGGTACACCTGCCCATATGGATTCAATAGCGGCAGTGGATGAATGACATACTACACAGTACACATCATGTTCTAATAGATCTAGATATAGTGATTTTCTTACTTTGGTGTTTGCTTTTTCTCTGACTATGATTTCTCTGTCAGTGAGCTTTTTAAGTTGACTTAGTGTTTGTGTCAGCCATCTTTTGGGTTTGTTGTTTTCAAGATCCATCACATATGGAGAGGGTGGTAATACCCATATCTGTCCGTTTTTAGATTTACGCCATGGCACAGGAAATACTTCAAACATTCCCAATCTATCTGCAGGCCATATATGTTTGGAAGGACCTTCATGTACATGATTTCTTACTATTCTGTGCCAGCCTTTTTTGCCTCGCGAGATAAAGTTTGTATATCCCGTGTCTATGAACCAGAAAGGAAACTGATTGACTAATTTGGATTTTAAAAATTTTTCATTGTCTATGATGTTTCGAATTACACAGTCTCTCTCTACATTAGGATTTTCTTCTATTAATTTGAAAGTGGCATTAGGATCAACATTGAGACCAAATGATTTAACCCAAGACTGTACTTTGTATCTTTCCACAAACTGTAATATCTTTTTAGCACCTTGTTTTTCATCGCCATCGCCAAACTTGTTTATAATATTACTCCAATTTTGTAACACCCAGTTTTTGCATTTGACTCTTTCATTTTTAATAGTATTGGAAATGTACCTCATGGATTGCTTGACATCGTCTTTGACTCTTATTTCAATCAATTCTTTGAGCTCATCTGATTTCATTATTCTGATCTTGTGGTAATTGTGCCATTCTCGGTATGTCTTGCGTTCGCCTTTGTTCCTCCATCCTCTACGAGCAATTCTTCTAGATACAATGTATGTGGCCACTGCCAATGCCGCTTCAGCTCTGTTTATTATTAACTGCATAATATCTCCATGGCTGTGCCATCTATCATTTCACGATGTGTAAACTGTGAATATGACAAATGTTTTAGCCATGCCATGCGTTCTTGTTCTGTGGGGAAATATAAATCATTGACTTCGGATAGTTTACGGCTAGTCACATGATTGGCCGCATTTGGACCCAATGTGATAGCAGGCACTCCGTTCATTACTGATTCTACTGCGGCCACTGAGTTGTATGTGATCAAACAATGACAGTCGTTGGCCAAATCTTCTTCTAGAGTATCTTCATTGATGCGTTCTTGCCTGTTTCTTTTTAATCTGATATCATAGTGTCTGTTGGTGTACTGTCTTAACTCTTTTATGGTGTTGTTTATCCACTCTTCTTGATTGATATCAAACAATCCAAATGACTTAGGTGAAGGTGGTGCTATAATTATTCTACGACCTTTTCTAGCCCTGGGCTTGATAGTCATGTTTTGGATTCTGTTCAGTCTGTCTGCAGGTCTGTCTATAATAGGTCTGATATCATGAGAATGATTTTTGATAATTCTAAACCACAACTTCTTGGAAGTGTTCATGCCCAAGTATCCGTTGTCTATGTAGTAAAAGTCAATGTTTCTTTCCCAACAATCTTTGACTGCTGGTATCATGCCTGCACCCCAAATCATCTTGGTGTTGTTAGTTTGTTTGGCTTCTTCCCATGACATAATAGTGCCACTACAACCTTTGGCAAAGTTAGTGGCCATGGTGTTCATATTGTCTTTAGGTTCTTTTCTTTGTATCTTACGATTTACACATTCAATCATTAGGTAGGCCACTCATCATATTGAATAGTTCATTCTTCCATACATCTCCATATTCACAATGACGATAGTTTTCAAACCAAGGACCTCCTTCTGTGTAGTGTAATAATTTAGGCTTGCCATCAGTAGGTTCTTTGTACCAACCTACTAACCAATTCCATTCGTGTGATATTTCTCCAATCTCTTCATCTTTGAGCCATGAATATCTGTGCAGATACTTGCCTGTGGTTTCAGGATCATTTACTAGTTCCGTGGTCAATGCTTTGTTGGAAGGATGTCCACAGTTGAACAACATCACAGATGACCAATTTTTTCTTGGATACACTGTCTGTGTTTGTCCATCCATCTTGGTGCCTTCTTTGGGTGTGTAATCATGCTTGGCACACATAATAGCATACTTGTCATCTACTTGTTGAAATAGTTTAGCAGGGTCTTCCAAAAATACAACATCACAATCACAGAACATAGCCCAACCTTGAAAGTTTTGTAGTTCAGGCACAAGAAATCTCGAGAATGTAAATTCAGTAGATCCTAATTTGTCTTTGTCTCTTTTGTACCAACCTTTCTCTTTGAGGTCAGTGAGCTTTAATGGAATAACTTTGGCTTTAGAATTACGCCTCATTGCAGAATGCTTGGCTACTTGCCAAGCTACATCTTCACGAGTATCATAGCCCACATATATGGGAATGTTTTGCATACGGATATTTAGTGGTGAGAAAATTCCTGCAAACTTTTATCAAGCCACATAGTGATCAAATCTTCTTGTCTAAGATATCCATATCGATTGATAGACTTCTCCATGGACTCATTTAATAGTCCTGCATCTGCTAGATCATACCAGCTTGTGGTTGCTGGATCAAATGGTTCTACCGAAGATTTGTAAACTGCACAGTGTATCCATGGTTCGTAGATTGTTTTTTTAAAATAAGCATCACGACAATCCCATCCGTTGACTGCTAACATTCTAATCAAAGAAGGCAGGGTATGATTGTAATATCCTATGCTTACAAACTTGTGTTTGTAATATTGAAAGTTAGTAGTAGTAGGCACAGATATACACAACATGGCATCTTTACGAGCAATTCTGTTGTAGTCTTTTAATGCCTTCAAAGGATTGACTGCATATTGAAACTGATCATGACACCATATCAAATCATATGCATTGGGTGGCAGACCTGTGTCTTCTGATGGACCTTGATGCCAAATTACATTTTCATGTTGAAATTGTTTGGATTTGTTAAGTGTATCTGAAACAGCCATGACACGGATGTTCAAGGGTTGCGGATCTTCTTCGTCTCTGCTTGTCCTTGTGGCCCACCATTCTGTGTCTAGTCCTGTACCTGCTCCGATATCAACCACTTTGTCTATGCTCATCATGAAGTCGTCAAACTCATACAATAGATTTAAAAATTGCAGTGCATGATCATGGCGTTGTTGGTGACTATCGAAAGGTTGGTACATTACTTTATCACAGTAGTTTTTCTGTGCTTCAAACTTCTTCTTAATATTCTTTGATACAGTTTTTTTGCCTTGTCCCATTGGTGCTTGGCTTCTGCTTCTAGAAATCTACTAATCAAAGTCCGAGTCCTCGTCTTCGTACATTTCTTCGTCATAATAATCTTCCTCTTCTACAGGAGGTGTAGTTTTATTTACCGAACGAAGAGGCAGAATATGTTCATTGTACCAAGCCTGTGGACCACCTTTGTCCACTGTGTTCCAAAAAGCCATGCCCATACAGTATATGAGCCATAGCAACATCACAAAGATTAACAAATAACTTAACTTGCCAACTATCCATTGTATCAATCGACTTAACTTAAAAAGCCACTCGATAACCGTCTGCCAGTGCTTCATCCCATTTTTCATCTGCTTCTTCGAATGTGTAAGGCAATTCTGATACAATGTCAGAACCATGCCATGTGGTGATTATTACTTTTAATTTTTTTCTATATACTTGAAAACACATTGAGGAGTGTTTGATGCCAGTGTGTACCATGACTATGTTCTTACATTTAGTCATGACCAAATCTTTTTTAATCTTTGCCATTTGTTCACTATCATCAATACCCAAAAGAAAGGTAGTAATAGTATTAGAACTAGATAAAGCCAAATATTATCAAATTTCATTATTTCTCCTTCATTGTAACTCTGTTGCCTCTCAAGGCAAAAAACAATCCACCGCAATATAACATCACATGAAGATTATCATATAATAACACATCAACAAAACTTTCTGGCTGTTGCATCAGTATCACACCTGTCATGATACCACAGATCACTATGCCACTAAATCTTGTAATCAATCCACCAAAAGAATTTAAACTCTTGGTAAACAATAAGCCTCCAATGATCAATCCTATACCAGCAAACAGTTCTCCCCAGGCCACAAAGAACCAAACTGACATGGGCAATCCCATAGATTCAGCTTCCAATGGATCTACAGGAATCTTGGCCAATCCTTGTAATATAAAAACTATGGCTAAAGGTATTCTGATTAAAAATTGTGCATGAGTAAAGTCAGGTATCTTTTTCATGTGTTTGTGTAAATTAATCAATGACCATGTCCTCCATACCAGAAGTTCTTAATCTCACAATGTGTCCTAACATGAAGTTTTTAGACTCTAGTGCTTTCATGATACCTAGCCATTTATTTCTTAATAAGGCCACATCATTGATCAATGTTTCAAAGTCAATAACTTCATCTTCACCATCCACATATTTTTCTGCATCTCTAGAACTGAGTGCTCTTTGATATGCTTCAAGATACTGCTGAAAATACTTTCTGCGAATTTTTCTTAATTGTATGTTGAGATAGTTCAGTACGGCTTCTATTTCTTGTAATTGATGAAACCTATGTTCTGTGATACCGGGCAAGTCAGCTAGATTCTTTTCAACCTTGCCATACACAGAAACTTCTCTTTTGGCTTTTTCTAATTCATTTTCATAATACAAGATAGCATCAGGTATCTTGGTTATGTCTTTGGTTATCTGTCCATACCACATTTCATCAAGCCCTTTCTAATATTCATCATCTTCATCCATATAATCGTCCATGTAATCGTCTTCATCTAAATCATCTTCTTCATCATGAGTGTATTCTTTGATCACTTTGGACATGACAGAACATTCCATTAGTTCGGAATCCAATATGTCTGATATTTGATATCCTGAGTTGTCTATAAGATGGGCTAGTAAATCGCTACCAGCGGTTCTTTGATCAGAAAATGATATATGTTCTTTCAACACTTCCCAACTCTCAGATATAATATTAAGTTCATGTACTTGACTCATGTAGTTAGTTATTCAGATGTTGTGGGTTTGGTATTTTTTGCAACAGTTTTTTCCACAGGTTTATCCACTACAGATTCTGTAGTCGGTTCTGGGGAAGGTTCTCCACCTACTTTGGGTGTGCCATAGTCAGCCATGACTGCATCCAAACAACCATCTTCATTACCTTCCCAAGCCTTTCTAAAGTATTTGTATTCTTTGGCAGAACCTTTGTACAATAATTTGTTGCCTTCTTTGACCAGTAGTCCAGCCTTCTCTGCCATGTCCACTAGTCCTGAATAAGGTGACATGCCTGTTTCATATGGAATCTTGACCTGTACTGATTCAAAGGGTTTGTTGAATCTTGTTTTCATAACTTTACAAGCGGCTCTGATACCTCTGACATCTGTTACTTTGTTACCTGCTAAATCTTCTTTTAGTTTAAGTTTCTTCATGGCTATCACTATGCTAGACGCATATATAAAGCCCTGCCCACCTGATATTTTGTCATCTGGATCAAACATAT